CCGATGTTAAATTTCCTACAGCAAACAAGACTTCTTCATGCTGCTCTAACAATAATTCATGCATGTTAGTCAATGACCCGCATGGAGATTGAGCAAATGCATGAGAACTTATTAGTAATGATGCTGCAAGAAAAAATGTCTTCATTAGTTTACTTTTATACTCTTCTCCTTCTTCTCTTCTGGTATCTCTTGTTTAAGATCAATCGAGAGAATCCCGTCTTCCATCTTAGCATCAAGTACATTCATGTAATCTGCTAACTTAAATGAAGTTGAGAAGTTTCGCTCTGCAATGCCTCTCCATAAAAAATCTTTTTCATTATCAGCCTTAGGCATGGTTCCTCGTACAGAGAGTAAGTTATCCTTTAGCTTTACTTCTACGAAGTCTTTGCTGAAGCCAGCAACTGCAAACGTTAGTTTGTAAGTTCCCTCTTCCGTTTTTTCTATGTTGTAAGGGGGAAATGTTGGAATCTTTGCTAAGTTATTTAGTACTTGGTCAAACCCCACTGTGAGGGCATTTAACGGTGAAAAATCTAGTCTTGTCATAATGTTCTCCTTAATAAGCAAGAAAGAGCTAACCCATGTAGGCGTTAGCAAAGTGAAGGGGGGCCACGAAGACCCCCCAAGCACCAGTATTAGTAAGTGTGAATCTGCTTTTCAGTCTTACCAGAAATGTCGGCAAGAATGACATAAACACGAAGCACACCAACTGTGGGATTACCTGTGCAGGTAATTGTAACATCAATGGTGTCAGTAGCTGTGACACGGTTGTTGAACGTAGCAACTGCCGTGTAATCAACGTGACCATTCGTACCAGCGGCTAAGTAGCCAGTAGCAGAAAGATCACCACCATCAACAAAGTCATCTCCACCAGCAACGTCAATGTCAGCCACAGGGCTAGTTGCGTCAAAAGCAGTGATAACTTCCGCACCACAGTGCAGGATGTAGCATTCCGCAGGAAGATCAATTACCTGAAAAACATCGCCCGTTGATACTGACGCAACAGTGCCATCAGAAATTAACTTTGCAATGTCAATGGTAGCTTCCATGACGGAAACTGCAGGAAGGCGAGAGGGCATAGATGCACCAGTACCCTGTCCACCTGTTAGGTTTACAGTAGCCATAGTTATGTCCTCCTATTAGCTGTAGTCTACTATGCCAAGGCACAGGGCTTCAGGACGAAGCACTTTGCGGCCAAAGACATGCAAACCACGAACGATATCGCTGAACGAATCAGGATCTCTGATAGCTTCCGTTTTCGCAATTTGCGAAGCAGTAGCCGTTGAGGACAGATGACCAGCAAGAACAACGTTCTCACCTGTGCCAACGCCCGAAACAGAAACCTGATCATCATCAGTGATATCCGCACTTTGATTGAGAGCATTCGACTTATAAAGCGTGAAGCCCATAATCTTTTGATTTGTAACAAGACCGTTACGCAGTGGGGAAACCGCATCGCCAGTTACCTGGACTTCAACGATTTTAGCACCCGCTTTGTAAAGGTTCTCATACACACGAGGTGGTGCAACAAACCAACGACCCTCTTCAGGAACGTCTTGCTCATCGAGCTTACGCGCCATAAGAGCCATGAGGTTTACAACATCATCACCTGCGTCTGTACCAGTTACAGTAACAGGAGTACCAGAAGTACCCAAGTTGGAATCCGTAGCAACGGACCCAGAGGCACCTTTGATACCAGCATTGTCAATCATGTTCTGAAGAACATTCTTGTCATAGTTACGCTTCAGAGCATATGCACCTGAAGAAGTTGACAGAGCCTCAAAATTAACATGAGACTGTCGCTCTTCAATGTCATCTACTTTAAACGCAAACGCATTCGCCTGATCTACAGTCAACTGGATTTCATCGTCTGTGAGGTCTTGCGGAGTAACCACAGAACCACGAGCATACGCTGAAATGGTGATATTTGGTTCTTTAATGATGCGAACCGTGTCACCAAAATTCTCAATTTCACCCGCATAATCGGTGTTCGTTATGTCTTCTGCCACCGATGCTCGACGGAAAAACTTGAGAACTTTTTGGCTATAGATTTCGGCTTGGAAATTACCATTCGGTAAGCTGCCATAACCAGCAGCAGTGGAAATAGCCATTATTCAAGCTCCTTATCCATTAACGATACGTCCTTCTATACGAGCCTGATCTAGTTCCTTTTCGTATTTATCAAACTCGCTAGGTTTTAAACGGCGTATCTCTGAGGTGGTCCATACCTTTTTGTTAGCATTAGCATTTGTTGCAATGTTTACAGCAGTTGTTTTAGTAACAGCTTCTGCAGCCGCTGCATTGCCTTGCTTTCTAGGACGACCACGTTTAGTTTTGCCAATGTCGGCTTTGTACAAATCAAGAACTCGTGAAGCCCACTTAACGTCTGTGCTATTTTTCAGAATACCATCCGCTATGCTAGGTGGCTGCAACTTGATCCATTCCTTGAACTCTTCAGATTTTTTGACTTCAGGAAAATCATTGTGCAGGGCAAGCAATTCTTGGTAAGCACTCTTAGCCTTTAGTTTCTCCTCTTGCTGATTGAGACGGCTAACCTCTGCACGAAGTTCTTCAATCTCTTTTGCAGCACCACGAGTACTAAGGGCCTCAACTACATTGTAAACGTCAGGATAACTTTCTTTAAAAGATTCGATGTCATCTTCACTAATAGTGGGCTGAGAGTTTTGAGAAACCAAAGCGTCCTTTTCTTCTTTCCACTCATGCAGCTTGGCATCGTAATGTTTCTTGAGATCATCATAACGTTTCTTGTAGTCATGCTCTTCTGCCTTTACTTCAGATTTCTCTTCAGTTTGAACAGAAATGGTTTCGTCTTGCATAAACGTTGTGTCTTCCTCTAGGGTAGCCTCTTCAGAAACTTCAGGAGCTTCATCTCTATAGACATCTGCTCTGTACGCTCCTTTGTAGGGGCCTAGATTTTCTTGTTCTACTTCTTGTACTTGTTCTACCATTTTTCCTCCTTGCGGGGCCGTGGGACGGGTAGCCGCTTATTGTTGGTAGTGTCTAACGCAGGGCCGTAAAACGGGTAGCTGCGGTTATGGTCCTACTACTTCTCCTGAAGCTGTAGCACCAAAACTGGGTAATAAATCTCTTGTTATATTCTCATCTCTTCCTACTTCTACCCTGTCAAGAGGTATACTTTGGGTCATATCTGAATCAAGAGCTATGTTTTCGGAAACATCTTTTCTAGGAGCAAAGTATTCAAGTCTATAGTTACTATCTTTTTTTCCATCCGATGTAGTCATTACAAAGTTTGGATTGTTTTTAATTTTTTCCATAAATTCCATACCTTCTTTTGTCTCTGCATATTTTTTGCCAGCAGCACCTGCAGGATTATAAAAGTATATTGCTCCACCTGTTAAATCTTCTAATTTGTTTTCTCTAGCTAATCTTACTAAATCTAAAGCATCATTCATTTGTTTTTTTGTAGGTTTGAATTTATCTTGTGCTCTACCTATGTATCCAGAAAATTGACCAGGAGCTGAAGTAATTGAGAAGAAATCTTTTGAGTCTTCTTTAAAATTTAACTTACTCTTTTGTCTATTTTGGATTACATTCATAACTTTCTGCATCCCTTGCCTATCAAACATCCCTGCTTCTGCAATAAGAGTTTCTGCCATCGCCATATCTTCTTGTTTTCGTGAAGGGGAGGGTTTTCTTTTTGGAGTAGGAATCTTATCACCTTCATTCATCTGAATCCGCTTACCCAAAGCAGCTTGCATTTCAGCTTGTGGTTCTTGAGGTTGTTGCTCTTTTTGCTCTTCTAACTTCTTTTCCGTTTCAGGTTTGCCACGATCATTAATTTTTTTCAGCAAACCATATCCAATCTTACGAGCAAGTACTCTTGGTATATAGTACTCACCATTTGAAACTGCAACTGGTACATCACCATTTACTTGTTCTTGTGGTCGTTTTAAATCAGCAATAGTAATTTTGATACCTTCTTTTTGTAAGGCTTCAACTGCTGGTTGTATAATTCTTTGTTCTAGATCCAACTCACCAACCTCATCTACTGCTGCAGCATTGATTACAAAAGATTCTTGTTCTGCATCCATTGGTACATCGTCTGCCACTCCAGAATCATCAGCACCTTCTTTTTGAATTGGCCCAGTAGTTGCAACCTCATCGCCAAGTGCCATCATCTCACGAGTGATTGGCGACATTTCGTCAGTTTGAGGTATCTCTTGTTCTGGTTCACTCATCTCTTCAGAAAGCTCTGGCATTGGCTCCTGTGGCTCTTGCATAGGCTCTTGTGGTTCTTGTTCTCCTGACATCTGAAGATTAACACCAAGAACTGTGGCAAATGCACGAAGAGTTTCTGAATCATGCTCTTCAAGTATTTCAGAAACAAGGGCCTGTTGATCTTCAGGCATTCCTTCATAGTTTGAAATAAATTGTTGTTCTGTTATTTCCATTTAGTTATCCTTTAAGCCGCAAAGGTTTTTAAACATCTGCATAGGATCCAAGACTATCGCTTTTAACAGGAGCAGGACTACTAAAAAGATCACTAGCCTGATCTTCTAAAGAAGAACCCCCTTTAATATCTACCGTTGCAGGGGCAACACTGATAGTTCCTTTTTCTTTTTCAGTTTGAGTTTTTTCTTGAGTAAGAGATTCTACTTGAGGCCCTCTTGCTTCAAGTCCTAGAGCATCTCTTACTGATTCCTTTACATCTTCTTTTACGCTCTTTATAGAATCGTGAATACTTGTAAGAGTACCTTGCGTAGCTTCTTTAGTTTTAGGGCCAAATATACCAGCCATTTCAGATACAATATCAGCGGCGTACCCCTTTCCTAAAATAGCATTTGATATAAAACTAACAGCCATACCAGGACCAGGCATACCAAAAGTGCCAATAGTACCTTTAGCAAAGTCTTTTGCTGTTCTTGATAAATCTATTATTCCTGCACCAATTTCACTAATACCAAAGCTCACAGCATCAGGGCCACTATAAGTAGGAACTCCAGATTCTGGATCCCATCCTACAGTAACGTCTAGCCCTCTTGCATTGGCCGTGGCTTGAATATCTTGCATTGTAAAAAAATCAATCATATCTAGCCCATTACGATATGTGTCAGTCATGCTAAAACCGAAAGTATTTTCTGCAAAATCTCTACTAATCTGATCCCTCACATGTGCGTCATAAAGTCCTCTGTCACTTATAAGTCCTGCTTGATATGCCTCTGTAATCGCATCTCCTTCATCCCATCCAGAAGGTGTTGACCCAGGACCACCAAGGGAACCTCCAGGATCAGTAGGTTCTCCAAAAGTATCTCCAGGGTCCATGGAACCCACAGAAGGGTCTGACTTTCCAGAAGTTCCTGATGTTCCAGAAGTTCCAGAAGTTCCTGATCCTCCAGATCCTCCAGATCCTCCAGATCCTCCAGTACCGCTACTGTCGTCATCACCCCAAGACACATCATCTTCTTCAGTTTCATCTTCTGGATAGAATGCAGGAATTCCCATTGGTCCTGGTTCTCCAGAACCTCCACGAGATTTTAAAAGTTTAGCTTCCTCATCATTGATCCAAGCAAGTTGATGATCTTGCCCTTTTATGTCAACTCTGAGTGCTTTTAGCTGTTCGTCAAATTTAGTAGCCATACTATTCTTTTAAATAAACTTCCTGTTGTTTGTTTACTTGTTCTTTTAGATCAAGAAGATGATCAACCAGTTGGAGCTTCCCCTGAAGCCGCCGCATCTCTAAGTCCGATTGTTCCTTCATTAGCTGGTCCTGAAGGCTGTTCTTGAGGCCCTGCAGGTGGTCCTTCAGGCTCTCCCATGGGGCTTGGCTGTTGACCAGGGGGAGCAGCGTTTGGCATGTTTCCTTGTTGAGCATTTAGTCCTCGTAGTACGTCTGCAAATATTTGTGCATCATTGATATCATTTACAAGTAGGTCTGGGTCAATATCTTGTGATATTGCAAGTTCACGCACAAGGTTAGGAATTTTAATAAACGGAGCAAGCATTGGATTACCAACTGTTTGAAGTAATGTCATTAAACGTTGGCTACGAACTTCTTTCTGCATTACTGCAGCAGTACCTTGTGGTTTTATTTCTAAGTCACCTTTAATCTCTGGGTGATCTTTGTTAAACTGCATGTTCCAAAAGAACATACATTCTCCCATTGGTTTTAGTAAAAAGTCATCAATGTTTTTAATTACAGTTTTAATACTAAGGTTAGCACCGCCAAGAAGCATACTCAAACCTGCAGCGGTACGACCTGTACCGGAAACACCAGTTTGACCATGCATAATGCTAGGCAGTCCTGTTTCTTCATCAGCTAATTGTCGTGCAGCCTGATACATTTGAATGTTCTCAGGTGCAGTGTTTGGAAAGCGTACAGCATTAATTGCAGTTCCTGTAACACCAGATTGTCGTCTAAACACTTTGCCAGGATAAATGTCGTAGTTTTGTCCTGGTACAAGAGATGCTTCATCAACATCAAATACCACATTGCCAGCAAGAGCTAAGTTATCAATAGCCATACGAATATGACCGTTCATCAACAACTGTGCATCTTCCATATTTTCAGGAATACCTATGCCAAACAATTGATACGGATTAATTTCATATGGTACAGCAAAGTACGGTATGCGATATGGTGTAAAGGGATTGAGAACAATTCTAAGAACTTGATTGCCACATACCCAAGCGTTTATGGGTACTTCAGTAAGATCATCCATCTCCATAGGAAGACCCATGCTGGAGGCTAAATCCGCATCAAGATTTCCCCAATACTCAAGAACTTCAAAGCGATCATTATTTTGCTCAACTTCCATGTTCTCACTACGAATGGTATCTTCAAAATACTTATCATCGTAGTTAGGGCCAACGTCTAAACAAGCTGCTACAGCTTCAGGATTGAAGTACGGTTTATCCATAAGATCACGCATTTGACTAGGATTAAACCTGTGTCTTTGAACAACATAGGAACAGTCTTCAATACTAGTAGCTGCAGGATCTGGATAAAAACTCCAACAAGAAACTGATTCTAATTTAGGGACTAACCGTTTGTAGGGCTGGTAATCATTTTCTTCTCCCCATTTATGAACAGTTTTTGTTTCATTCAAGGGGCCTTTCATCACACCTGTGCCAAGCAGAGCGCATTCAAAGATTGCATTACGAAGAACGTTGGTAGCATTGTTCTCGTAAAGCTGATCATGGATTAACTTTTCCATTAACCTTGCAGTCTCACGAGAAGGGCTAATCTGTGGTTCACCTAAACGAGTTGGCCCTTCAACAAGATTTGCATCTTCATACTTAGCCTCAAGGCCCCCTAAGAAGGTAGCCTCTGTAGCTCCTGGTTGTAACTCTCGTCCATCACCAGGAAAACCATAAGGACTCTCAGGTTCTTGTTGTTGTTGTCCTTGTCCTGTAGCATCAAGGTGAGCAAATTCTGCAATGCCCTCTGGTACAGGACTAGCATCTACTACAATGGGAAACTTTTTGTTTGCAAACAGCACATCAACAATTTGACCATAAGCTGCAAGAACTTTGGTCTTTGTTATCTTTAGAAATACACGGCTCTTTTCAGATTCACGAAACTGTGTTTCAGAATCGTAAATACCACGAAAGTTTTTGTAAGCGGTTAGCCATCGTTGTTCGTGATGGTAACGACCTGTTTCCGCATCTTGAAATTTTGATTTTACTGTTTGTGCAACATTAGTAGCAGCATCATCTACAAACATTGCTGCAGTTGCATCTCCCATTGGAGAGTCAGCCATAGGATTATCCTTTTTTAGTAGTCTTTCTGATCAGCAAGCGAATTAAAGTTTGCATCAATCATATTGGAACCCTTGCGTGGCATGTCAACCTGTAATGCTTCACGATCAATTTTTCCTACAAGTTTTTGATCCATTCCTTCACGATACAACGCACTTTCGTTGCATTCTGAAAGTTCACCTTGTTTTTTCATCATTCCCATGATGTATCCTGGTCCGTAGTTCATAGCTTTCTCCTTTTAGTAGCCGAATACTGAGTCAAAGGGTTGAGGTTTTGCTTCTTTTATTCTATTCATCATATTATTAATTGTAAGATGACCTCTAGCCCTTGTCATGCACATATAGCGTAGTGCATCATACGCATGATCATCTGCTTTTGTATCTACATCTTCAGGATTAGATTTAGATAGAGGTAAAGCAGACAATGATCTAATAAGGTCAGTGCAAGTAGAAAGTATTTTTATTCTAGGTTCTTTGCTAATAGGGTCTAGCTGTAATCTACGATGCACTTCCATCTTTCCCGCCAACCTATTACGATCTGATGGAGTAAATCTAGCACCACAACGTATCAAAGTTTCTGCAATGCTAGGGCCTGTACCCGTTCTATTCCAACAGGAAGAATCAAGTACAGAGTGGTACATTTGAGGATCATCACCCTCAATGCTAATAATGATGTTGGCAAGGCTTTCTGCAGTGTGGCCTTTGCCATAAAACTCTTTGTAAATCCAGAGGGTGTCATCCCAGTCTATAGCCCCCCAGAGAACACAAGCAGGTGCAGCATATCCGTAGTCTGCTGCCCGTAGCCGTAGCCAATTGCTAGGTATTTGGACTTTGGTAGCATCCACAACATGAACGCTACGGGAAAACTCTGGGAACGCCGCCCCCTCTGCGACATCCCAATCCCCTTCTAGAAGCCTTCTTCTTTCCACTTCTGGGAGCGACCTTAACATGGCTTCGTATTCGCCACTTTGAGCTAG